ATCCTATAATAATCTGTGTCAGTATAGACCGATTTGAATACTCTACCATCCTCGTCGACACGCTCTTTAACAGCTAGCAAGGGCTTATCGCCAATTTCGTTCGAGTAGACAACATATGTATCTCTAGGGTCTAATGTGTACATCTCGAATGGGCTATCATCGACTTCCTCGGGTTTATCTGCTAATACCAATCTATATGCTGTGCCACAAATCATCTGCCACTCAACAAGCTCTTGGTCTTGGCTTGCCTTATCCTCAGCGAACATCAACTCGTTCAGTCGGTTAATCTCTTCGACAACTGTTTCGCCACCATTTCTACTAACATATTGAATAGGTTCACCACAAAGATATCCGACCTTAAATGCCACGATTTCATTCGCTCTATTTTCAACAATCTTGTTACAAATATCCTCACGGATTTCCTTATGCCTATATCTAATTGGTTGGTCGCCTTTATAGTATTTGTATAGATAGTCAATCTCGCTACGATTCAAACCGTGGTCGATTTCAACCTTTTCTAAAATACTAAGCACATTATCGCTCGTAACCTTTGACGCACCTACTTTAATGACACGTCTACCATTTAATTGTTTTGCCTCTAATCTAGGCTTAGATGTATCTATTTCGTGTGCCAACTTTAACCTCTCTTATCAAATAAAAATAGTGCATAACTACAAGTAATCACTTGCAATTATGCACCATTCTGAACCTTGACCGACCTTTTATAAGTATATTATACCACAATATATAGTATTTGTCAATATTTTAAATTCTATATATGGTATTAAATTGGACGCCCAAATACCTCAATCTTACCATTTGTGATAGATTGTGCGAACTCTGAAAACATTGCCATTCCATCAGGTACGTCATCATGTGGGTTTTTACCTACCACCGTATAAGAGCATAGCATGTCCATCATCTTACCATAGTCACTCTGACGTTTATACATGCTCTTATCTTTAAATAAGCAATGCTCTTTGACCCAACCACTATTGACTATTATTTTAGTCTCTTTATTTGCTGTCGTATATTTCGTAGTGATTCGAGTATTACCACCTTTTTCTTTTATCTCCTTATTTACTTTCTCGGCTATTCTCCCCCCGGCTGAATTACTCTCGAATCGACACATCTGAACATCGTTAATCATCAACACTGCGACTAGCCGAGCGTCTACTATGTGTGGCAATCCATTGTCACATACACAATCCTCAATATAGTAATCATTTCCAAATTTATATCCAACTGGTAAAAACGCATAGTCCTTACCTTTATCTTTAGTATCACACACCCCTATAATTGCGTCGGGTTCACCATCAGGTAATTCAAAGTATCGCCTTAGCTCCTCTTCATGGTACAATAGACCCTCACGCTCGATAGGTTCATTCATGTACACAGCTTTCCATGACGCCTCATCCATGATTTCTCGTTGCTCTCGATATTGCTCTGTGGTAAATCCAACATCGTATGGATAGAAAAAATTAGATTCATCATTCTCGTCCAATGCTGGAACTCGTATAAACTTCGCCCTATCGTTGCCCTCGTATTCTCGCTCTAGTCGTCCTATAACATCGTGTACTGACCACCTTGTAGCGATATGTAGCTCTTTACACTTACTACCTTGCTTTCTCTGTCTAAGGTCGGTTGTGTATACTCCCCACAACTTATCCAATCGCTCTTTCGATAGTGCTACTTCTAGTCCCGATACAAGGTCGTCACAATATAGTAGGCTCATTGCCCTATATAATCCCGCATTACCTGTCCCGATTGATGTAAACTCCAATGTCTCAAATCTTTGTCGTCTATCAATATCGATTCTACAATCCTTGGCATTTGTGCTAGTGACTGATAGACCTGAGAATACATCGCTCCATAAATATTCACCCGATGGGTCAAACACCCTCAAGCACTCATCATATATTCCTCTGATAAATGCGTTTGAATGAGACCCTGTCAATGCCGGTTTATTGGGGTCTCGACCAGCTATCCATGTTAGATAGAACATGGCAATCGTGCTCTTCCCAACTCCCGGCGGTAAACTTACCCCTAAGATATCTAATTTATCATCGGCTAAATCTTGTAACGATTCCACTACATCTCGCAATGCCTCACGTCTAGGTACATAGAATTTTTTATCCGGGTCACGCTCCCATTCCACATACAACATATAACTATCAAAATCCCAAGGTGCCAATACCAACAACACTCGTTTATGTATACGATACAATCTGAGCATTTCATCATTATCACTAATCTCGCTTATGTTCTTTTCAATTTCCTCTGATAACCATTTTAGCTGAGAAATAACCCTATCTTTATCCCCAAACATATCGGCTTTACATATATGGTAATAGTCCTCGTATGCTTGCACATTCTCGAGATTCGTCTCAATCTCCTTTTTAATTCTGTCTAATATCCCCATTTAACCCCCATAAAATAAAAAGACGCTATCGCTCATGCGATAACGCCCCAATCTCAGTATCTTATTTTACTATACTACACTCTTTCCAAATCTTACCGTTTAAAATAGTCCCATCAAATGTGAGTTTATCCCCAACCTTTAATTTTGCTATTTCATCTCGCTGATTATCTCTGAAATACGCATAAAATTGCTCAGTTCTACCGTCTTTTTCAGCAATCATGGTCAACTCTATTCCACCAACGATATTTATATCTCCACCAATATTCTCAATAGTGGCTGTTGTCCTAAATCGCTCATCATTATACAACTTCTCAGCATTATATTGATTTTCTTCATACTTATCCATAATCTCGATTGCATTAATCGTATCTATATCGGGCATGGGTGCTTTTATAAACCCATTCTCTCCCAAAAAACTAATAATAATGCAACCTATGAGACCCACTACCATAATAATGGCGAAAATGATAGCAATTATATTCGCAATTTTCTTCGACCTTGACATTTAACACGCCCCCATCAATATCGGGGTATGCACCCCTTTGACCCAATTCGAGCCACCATACTTGTAAAAACCCTGATAAAATTTCTCATTCTGCAAGATACTTCTAACCGTGGATGGTTGGAATCTCTTATCCTTACGGGTTTTATATCCATTCTCCTGTAATATATCACAAATATCAGATAATGGCAACGACTTATTCTTAAAAATAAGCTCAACCACCCCTCGCTCACTTGGGTTAATGGTCAACACTCCATCTAGCACACTATATCCATATGGCTTATTACCACCTGAATAACCCCCACACTGAGCCTTTAGCTGTCGCCCCTTGCTAGTTCTCAGAGCAATATTTTTACGCTCCTGTTCTGCCACAAACATCAATAATGACCTATAGATATTCGCAAAATCATTACCCTCATCAAACTGCTCAACCGACGATAAGAGCTTAATATTACGCTTTTCGAGGGTGTAAAAGTAATAGAAATATAATTTAGTATCTCTAGCAATTCTGTCGCTCTTAAACACAATTACAGCCTCGTGCTGTGGCAATTCATCAGGTCTATACAAAATCTTATCAAGTTCAGGTCGCTCTTCTGTCGTACCACTAATCTTATCAATATACCAATTCTGTATCTGATAACCCTGCTCGTTCGCAAAATCCAAAATCGCCTGTTTCTGAGAATCAACACCGTACTTATCATCACCAAACTGACCCTCTGTAGATACTCTTATATATGCTATCGCTTTCTTCATAGGAATACACCCCCTCTTCACTATATGCAAAAATATTTGCACCTTACTATTTTTCCCAAGGCATTGGCTCGCCATCTGCTCGCTTTAAAAACCCTGCTATGTTATCACAAACCCACTGACACGCTATTTCATTTGCCTCATCCTCAGTTATATCATCGTCTACCTCAAAATAATCTGAGTTAAAGTTATCTGGCATTACATAAACTTTCATTACTTTTCATCCCTCTTTCTATATGTCAACTCAATGTCATATCCTAGTGCCTCTAACATCGACACAAAAGTCTTATTAACAATACCGTCTTTCTTCTGCTTGATGATTCGATTAATATACTGACCTGTTGTACCAATGGCTGACCCTAAATCTTCTTGGGTCATATCTGCCTCTAAGCATTTGACCTTTACATCTAGTTCTATGTTGTTTAATATCATATTCTCACCTCTCTTTATGTGTAGTATAGCACTATGATGATATTATGTCAATACTAAATGTGTTGTAAATTTATCTTTTTATAAGCCTTTTTAATTTTTGGGGGAATTTAAGCAACTAACCCGAGGTAGCTGACTGATTCAGCTATCCCCCACGGGTATAACCTTTATACATCTAATCAAGATTAGATTCTACAGCTACAGCCACCAAGTAAATGTATAAATCCGAGCACTAAAAAACCACCCTTTAAAGGGTGGTAAGCTATTATGATTTTTTCGCTAAATCCAATAATAAAGCTATTGGGAATAATATAATCGCTAGTAGTATCATTTTACTTCTCCTTTTTATGAATATAATTGGTTCTATCTCTTTGCTCATTAGCTACATCAAGCATATTGTACAAACTGTTATTAATATCACACAACTGTGATAATACTCTACTGAAATAATAACCATCGTACCATCTATCGATGGCAACTCTTAACTCTGATGATACCCCATTGATTAAGGTTAACACATCGCTAAGCCTATCTATTGCCTTATAGATATCGCTCACATCCTCAAACCTATGACGATTATATAAATCGAACATATTAATATATTTTTGTGTCTCATCAGCCTCTAACTCTATAGGGCTCTCAACATTGCAATTTTCAAATATACCATCCGACCACTGACCAAACATCTCATCATCGCACTGCGTTGCTGTTTCCCTTGTTATTATAACAATATTGTAATCGTTCGTACCTAGTATATCACTATTCAAAATCTTAATTATTCTTATACCATCGCTCTCACGGTAACCCGTGGCGTCATGATAAGATGATGGTCTAAAACTCTCTCTGTTTCTGTGATAACGTTCATCAATATGACTGTATGCACCTCTAATCAAATATCCTTTTGTAACCATTTTAAACCACCTTTCTATATCTTGAATAACATGGTATCGCCTTTATTTGACACCTCAGCTCAGCCATAGCCTTTTTAATGGTTTTCTTTGATTCCTCATAATTCAACCATGTTTCAACCCAACCGGGATATACAACGCTCATATATTCATCTACCAAGTTATTCAACAATTCTTGAACTTCTTTGACATCTGATAATGATGTCTCTTTCTCTTCCCAATCCTCAAAATAATCCCATTCATCAATATCAACCGTAACCGAAAACCCTGAATAGTAACCCGGTTCGATACATATATTGATTATCTCCGATATACTATCGAGGTTATCTATTTTCTTTTGTATTATGTTATATATTTCCGTTGTCCAAAAATTCACCGTATCATAATAATCTTCTTTGGCTTTTAATTTGATATAACCCTCTAACGTGTACCACTCACACCAACCGTTTTCTTCAAATTCTGTTATTGCCCACTCCCTAAGCCCCTCATCTGAAATATAATAATCGTCTTTATATCCCAATGTAATTATATTCCCTCTTGCTAAATTAATCGCTCCCATCTCTTTATATTCCTTTCTATTCCATCCTTAAATCTTCTAACTGCTCAAACAATATTTTTAATGCTTGAGCCTCTGCACCGTCACCCTGTTCGCTCTCTTCTAAATTTAATAACCGATTATCAATAATCTCTAATAGCCTATCAAGTGTAACGTAGTACTCTTTTAATATATAAATTCTATTCATTATATAACCCTCTCTTTTCTTTGCCTCTGTTCCATTCTTTTCAAACTGTTCTTGATTGCTGTGAGTATTGTTTTCTTGCCGTTCCTTGTATAGACACCATAAGTATATACGTTGTTACGGCTCTCTTCATATATAAACCCGGCTGTGTAAGTGTCCCCACTCTCTGACCATTCAAAAGGCTCTATATTATGTTTTTGTTCATTATATCGCCTTGTTTTCGCACTGCTAGCAGGACGCCAAAAGTAAGAACCTTTACACCTATCGACCTCATACAGCACATTATATATTTTATCTATAACATCCATCATTGTTACACCTCTTTTATATTATGGGCGTTGTCGAACTCTTCCCCCATCTCTTCAAGTACCGATTGAATACATTCATTTAATAAATAACATCTGATTGTTACGTCGCAAGCCTCTACGCCTTGCCCTAACATTTCTCTAATACTGCTACTATCATAACCAAAGCACTCAAAAGCCTCCCCCAATAAATCAAGATTGTAAACCAAATTTTCCATTGCTTTATATGTGCTAAATGTATAGCTCCCGCTTGCGTTTCCTGTGACGCTATCAGTCACCCATAAAACATCATTTAAATATTCCTCTAATTCCTCTAAGCTCTCATACTCTTCAAAATCGATATTATCCTCAATATATTCTCTGATATCTTCTTTCACTACTTCATAATAATCGTACATTTTGCCACCTCTCTAAAATTCCTCTAATTCTTCTCTTAATCTGTCCAATTCGTTATATAAATTGTTTAAATCTATCCTATAACTTACAAGGGTGTTCATGGTGTTTTGCCATTCATCAGAATCCGGCTCACATTCCTGTAACTCTTCCTCTAGTGTGTCGATGTACTCCGTTACTTCTTCAATCTCCGACTCTGTTTCTTCGATTTCTTCTTCGATTTCTGATTCTGTGTTAAGCTCTACTATTTCGTATACAGTATCAGGCTCAAACCACAGTAAATCATTCAATTCAATTTCTTCGATGTCATCTTTTCCAAATATTTCGGATAGTGACCACTCCAATTCATTCAATTTATCGTTTCTCTCCAATCTCTCATAGGTATTAACTGCACCGCCCCACGGCTCAAAATCGTGTATGCTCATTTCTTTGTACAACATCTTATGACCTCAACTTTCACTTTAAAATTAACTTTATTTATTTTGTAATTAAATAATACACCTCTTTATTTATTTTGTCAAGCATATTTTTTATTTTTTAATAAATATTTTTTCTTCCTTTATATATAGCATTATTTTAATAATAAATATCGTTATTTGACAAAATATATTTTTTATGATATTGTATTAACTACAAAATAAAAGGAGATAACTAAATGGAACAATCAAAAATTATAAAAATGATAATGGGCTATAAAGGAATAAAAAACTCCGACTTGGCAAAGAGACTGGATAAATCACCGTCAAATTTATTCCAAATTTTTAGCCGTGATAATTTTAGAGTACAGGAACTTGAGGAGATTGCCGACGCCCTAGACTGTGATTTAAAAATCATATGGATTGACAGAGAGACAGAAAAAGAGTTCTTATAGTCCCGGAATCGTGAAGAGGTTTATAGTCGATAGTCTTTTTTGTTGTGCAAAAATTTAATTTTGCCCGGATTCGTGAAGAGGTTTTATAGTCGTTTTTAAATAAAAGTCGTTTAAGGCTCAAAATTGAGTTTTAAGCGATTTTTTATTTATAGTCGATAATTTTATCAATAGTCGCATAAAAGTCGCTTAAAAATTAAATTAGCTAGGTTCTAGCCATAGTTGTTCGTGATATAAGAGTTGTAATTCGTAAAATCAAAATATAGTCGCATAAAAATACCACTAACGAATAGTCGCTAGTGGTTTTTTAATTTCTTAGTCGTTTTCGATAGTCGGTGGTAGATATCTTGCCTTAATATCCTCTGCACTAAAGTCGTCATCCCTCTGAGTGTTCGGTGTGACCACATGCTCCTGCTTATCAGCATACCCAAAGTTGTTTTTACCGAGGAAAATTCCAGCTACCGGGTTAATCTTACCTGAGTTCATGTATTGCTCCCACATATTCTCCATAAGATTGTGTGCTTTTTTGATTGACGTGGCAACGGAAATGTTTACATTTGCATAGTACCCTTGACTATTTATAGGTCTATCATTAACAATAGCCATCAGCTTATACCTACTTATCCCTAGTGACATCGCCAATCCTACAACAGTCGGTTTTAAATCATACTTAGCATAAATCGTAAAGAACTCATTTATCCTCTGATTCACCTCATCCACATTGTCAAAGTCGATTTCAGGCAAGTTAAATATCTCAATCCCCACCATCATCGTGTTAGTATTATCTCCCGGTTGCAAGTTATAACCATTCATACCAATCACGGGAGAGTTCTTCCCATTCTTCGACTTATTAGGGCATTTCTTTTTCTTCTTACCACCCTTATACTTAGGCGAGAACTTCTTTTGCACAGGTTTTCCTGTTCTAGGAGAGATTCTAATTATATCTCCATCCTCATCGACCATAGGCTTACCATTCTCATCTAGTAACACATTATTATGCTCTATACTCAATTTTACCCTCTCTTTCCTCAAGTGGAGTTAAGTGATAACAAGTGGAGTTCTGAGGTACTTTGGGTAAAGTCCCCTATAGAGACCCCTATATATAAAACTTTCCCAAAATTATATAAAACTCCACTTATTTTACTGTTTTCCACTTGAAATATATATTTTAAAATAAAAAACTACTCATTATATCCGTTTTTGTATATATTAACAGATTATTCTAACTACATTATTTCCTTTAACTTTAACCCCTCATATGCGACATATCCGTCCTTAGTCGATTTACGGTCATACCACTCGGGGTGTCTGTCAATTTCTGCTCTAAATTTTCTGCTAGACATTACCTGTAGCCCCTCGCCTTTCGCCCAGCTTTTATAGGCTGTATGGATTTCTTTAACCTTAGTCAATTTACCATCATCCACTCTCTCACATCGACAATTCAGAAATTGTAGCACCACGTCGCAATCCTCTTCATATCGTTTGATTACCTTTTGCATATCATCCGATACTACTAGACCATGTTTTTTGTATTTCTTATAACCCTCTATGAGCCATGCGAATATACCTCTCATGTTCTCCTCGGTAAGTAGCTCTGACTTTAAGTGTTTGTCCTGCTCAGCTTGTGAAAAATGTCTATTAAACTCAACAACCTTTAGTCGCTCGGATGTAAATAGCGATTTGTCTGTGACCTCGGGTAAGTCGTTACAAGATAACCATAATGAAAACTGAGGTAGGAATGTTATAGGAGCTTGGTATAAGGCTCTACCTGTGATTTCTTCGCCACCTGTGAACTGCTTTATCTTGCTCTCATCTAACCTAGAATCGTCCTCATTCTCAGCCATAGTCACGAATCTGCGACCTTTTAGAGCCATTATCTCAGGTGTAGCCGATTGTGATTTTTGACTACTGCCTTTACAGATTAGTTGTACATTAGCCACAGTCGAGTAGTCTCCTAACATTCGACATATTGTGTTAAGTAAAGTCGATTTACCATTTCTAGTAGTTTTACCGTGCAAGATAAACATACATTCCTCATTGCTTTCACCTAGTAGTGAGTAACCTAGAGCCCTTTGAAGAAAATCGGCTTTGTGTTTGTCACCCTCTGTGATTTCGTCGATAAATTTTAACCATCTCTCGGATTTGTACTTAAACCTACCATACCCAAACTTAGTTGACATGGTTAGAAAATCTTCCCATCTGTGCTCTGTAAACTTATGTGTTTTAAGGTCATATGTACCGTTTTTACAGTTGATGAGATATGGATTTGCGTCAAATATAGTCGGCTCGACTGATAGCTCTGTTATGGCGTCCTTTTGTACTCTGTCTCTAACACGTCTATCCTCTAGCTTTTTAGTAAACTTTGTGTAGGCATTACGGATTTCTTCTTCTGCGATATCCCATGCGTAAATGTTAAGTAGCCTTGTGAACTCTTGTAGTTTTCCTGCTGTTGCATGACCACTAGGGTCTTTGTCCCATATATGACCGTTATAGACAAACCAGCTCTTATACCCCTCGCAATATTTTACCTCGTTTTTGTAGACTACTGAGAAAAGCTCTGCTAGTCCCATCTCTGACCACTCGTACCCACTGTCGCTTTCGCTGGAACGCTCTGGGCGTTCTTCTTTGATGTGATACAGCTTGTCAGATAGTCTCTCATCTGCGATGGTTTTACCATTGCGAGTTATAAAAAGCTGGTCTATATCCACTTGGGGGTCTTTTTTGGTATTGTCACTCATAATTATATCACCTCGCATATCTTGATACGCTACGACTTATAACCTTTAGCTCTCTGTCAGATAGAGGGGGCACGCACGCAATCTTATTGATGTGCTGTAGCTCTCTATAGATTTCTTCTTGTCTGTAATACGCATTATGTAAACCACCTGCTATAGATGTTAAGCATATATTACGCCCACCCTTGTCGATTTTAGGGTATCTAGGTCGGAGCTTTATTTTGCCCTCTGACAAAGGATTGTCCCATATAGGGGTATATATCCTATCTGATGTAAAACTCGCTGAGGCGTGCGATTTTGTGGGTAGATTAAAGTATTTATCCACTATGTAATCTATTGCCTGCTGATTTTCGACAATTTCGTCGTACATAAAGGTATTCCCGGTCATTATAAAGAACCTAGCTGACTTATATATCTCGACGCCATTAAGGTTATTTTTTCCACTGAACGGCAAGTCGCCTTTTAGTAAGATGTGGAATCCTCGCCCACTCTTAGACTTTTCTGTGTAGCTTTTGCATTTGTTGATAAGGTCTACAGCAAGCTCGCTGATGAGACCGTCCTCATCATATCCTGTGTCGATATCTATACCGACATAGCCATTGTCAGCGAACACAAATCCTAAGTAGTCATAAAAGCCATCTCGTACTGATTCTATAGCATAATCATAAGTCTCCCAAGTATTATTGTCAACCGAGGACGCACCCTTATACTCCCACGCCCTCATGGGGGTTTTTCTGTCTTTCCAAGCACATACCCACTGCTTTAGAACTCTTAATTCGTCAGGGATTTTGTCATAGTTTGTCATATTAGTCCTCTGTTTTTTGCCACCTCACGCTCTAGGGTGTTAATTGCGTCCCACATCTGCTGAACTGGGATATCGTAGTCGATACAAGCTCTCTGTACGTTATCGTTAAAGCCATCATATTGGCTATAGATGGTCAACATTGGCTCGGTGAACTTAGGGTCTAGGTTCTCAAACGCCTTGTCACAAGATTCCCATTTTAGACGGTCTACCTCTGACTTAAATACCGGCTCCTTGTACCTAGCATAAAATCTAAGTGAGTGGTTTACATAATCTGAGTAATAGCTTTTTGACATTTTATTCTCCTTTCTACTCTTTGTATTCTTCCTGTAGCCATTTGTAAATAAGGCGTCGGTCAGAACCCATAGGTCGTATTTGAAAACCAGTTGCGTGCCTTTGAACAGCGAATAGTATGTCGTTTCCATCTACATTAGGGTTGAATATCCATGACATACCTATCGTCATAGTTTTTATCATTTCGAGATTTGTCATTATTTTATACCTCGCTCTCTCTTAATATCGGATTTGATTCGTGCTATCGTATCTTCTGCGTCGATACCGGGATTCCAATAGTTTATGGTCAAAATTAACTCTTTTTCGATTGTGTCCAACTTTATCTTAGTCTCCACATATCGCTTATCGCTAGGTGACATATCGAGACATTTTATAAATAGGGATTTAAACTCGCCTGTTGTTGATGATAAGATTTGACTTATTGTTGAGATTACTGAGTTCTCAGTGACCTCTTCAATATCTAATTTACGATTCAGTGATTTCATCAGAGGTGAAAATAACTCCTTTCTCCAATTCTTTACGGCAATCACAGGGTCGATATCTTCTATCGAGTGTGATTTACACTTTTTACACTCTACTGTAAAAGCGATGGATTCTAGGTTGTATCGCATGTTCCATCGTTTTAGTACAGCTTTACCATTACAAAATGGGCAATTCTTTTTTACAGGTATGGTGGTGGGTATTTTTATTTTAATCATTGTCGTCCTCTACCAACCTTGCACAATCCCAAGAAGATACGATAGTTTCCGTTTTTGATGTGCGACCATCTAGATATGCGAATACTCGACCATCGTTGGAATGTGAGAAATAGCGTTTAATCCAATCATCGGTCTCGAAAGCTTTAACCTCTATTAAGGTGTCTTTCTCGACCTCATTCCAATCAACCTCATGTAGTTCAAATGTCATCACGTTTTTTATGTGTTTTTCTATACCTATATTTGCTATCTCATCAGGGTCGACACATGATGTAGTACTGTACTCACAGCCGTCACATCCCGACCAGTCGCAACTCCTCTCATTGTCAATTTTTATAAGTTTCTCAAGATACTCTATAGCCGTTACCTCTGTTACATCTATTTCTCCCATTTCTGCTCCTTTTCTAATTCCACTCGATTTATCTGTCTTTTGATTTTCTCGACCACAATCCCATTAACCTCATCTTCCACATTGAGTAAGTATTTGACTTGTGCAAGCATAATTTCAACATCGGCTATTTCTTCAATCACATTTCTTGAAAAAACACTACCTCTACCATACCTCTCTAACTTGTTCAAGGCTTGTATAAGCTCTGCCATTTCCTCGATTAGCATATTCTTTTGATGTGTGTAGCCATAGTGGTTGGATATCTGCTTTAAATCACTTTGTAACCCCATTATGCACCTCTATATGGCGACTTATCCGACCACAAAACCTTTATATCGTTCTCGAGTGCATGTAAGTGCTCAGTGCACGCACCCCTTGACTGCACCCAATTATCTAGCATGTAAATGTGTGTAGCCTTATCCAAGAGCCTTAAGCATATCACCATGTAATCATCCCAATCACATAAGTTAGGTAACAATACCTCAGCTGGATTTATGATGGTTGCTCCGGGGAACTTCTCTTTTAAAAGTGCCTCAGCGTTTGCAAACGTCATAATATAATCTTTATTTCCTGTGATTTTGCCACTGATATAGATTTTCATATGGTCATATGATTTCCTCTGCTCTGTTTTTGTATCACACGGTCTGATTAAAAAATTTGATACTACATTGCGATTATAGTTGAGAAAAAGAGCTCTACCCCACTCGTCCACAACCCCACCTAATTCACCATTTAGCTCGTTTACAAGGCTGATGATGGTTTTATAAGTTTCCTCTGCTCGTTCGTGCTCGATAAAGGTTTTAGTAAATAGGTTATTATCATATTCCGTGGTTCTCCCTCGCACATATAATGTGTAGCTATTTAATTCCGGGCGATTTGCTGAGATAATTTCAAATTTATTATGCACAATCAATAAAATCGGGAATCCCTTACTCCTTAGCTCCTCATCTTGCTCCAACACTCTTCCTGATATTGTTTTGTCCTCTAGCGTTAACTCTATTTTTAGTTTCATTACTTCTCCTCGCTTTCTTCCTGTAGCCATCTACCTATTAGGGTTTGGCACATTTCATCACTTTTCGTACACCACTCACAGTCGTCTTTACAAACTGTAATCTCGGTTTTATTTTCGATGACATTGTAAATAAACTCTGCCATTTCCTTTATATTCATAGACTTTATCTTCTCAATATTTGTCATAACTCTATCTCCATTAACTCAGGGTTCTCGTATATGTTGCCTATAATCTCAAAGCCGTTGCTAGACTGCTTTAAATATGTAAAATCGGATAGAAATTCATTTATATCCTCAAGAATATAAGAAGCTCTTTCAACGCTGTATTTGACAACTCCAATCCATCTCGAAACGCCCGTCCATCTCGAAGATATAGTAGCCTCTATAATATCCCCCTCGAATATTTCTACTCCGTTCTTGTCAAACAACCCTATTGACTGCGTTAGAATCGCGTCCGGATGTTCTCCTGTAACGAACAGTGGTCCGTATGTGTATTCTGAATCAATCTCGATTTCACATGTAATTACATCTGAGGTCATGTCTATTTTCGCAACCCTCTTCATTTCTTTTGCATTGACACACCACGCTCTAAAATTTGGTATCATTACTTCTACTCCTTATATGGTGGTATTTCCATCCATGCTATAACTCCATCAACTTCATAACCCGACACCGATAGGTACAAGAAATCGTCCATATCAAAGCCATCTACCCATATGTTTGTCCCATCGGTCATAAGCACCTCTTCATTAAGATTAGGCAAGTTTTCGACAATCTCCGTCCAATCAGGATGAAATTCTTTTTCCTCATCTGTTAAAGGTCTAAATGTGAGTTTATGCCACTGTTGTGCGACAGGTTGCTCGTCAATTGCTTGCATTATTCCAATCGTGAACATCCCCCTATCAATTGAGCCACATTCATCTGCTAGAGAGTAATCGTGCTCTTCTATTGTTTTTATCAACTTATCTGCGTCTATCAATCTCATCTCGTTTCTCCTCAATTCTGTTATCATAGTTTCTTTCAATAAATTCTATGAGTATGTTCAAAGTGTCTCGCATTGTATAAAGCTCAATGGTGTCATCAAAAATGAATCGTATATCGGGTCTTTTCGTTAGGTCTGTATTGTGATTTGGGTTAGTGATGGTAAAGGTGGTTATGTCGGCTGTTCTATGGCGAAAAGCGACCACTTCTATTGAACCTATTGTGATTGAATCTGTTGAGATTCTCATAGTGATACCCCCTCAGATATATACGGTTCGCCTGTTTCGATATTCCTTGCAAAAACATGGTACTCTTTGGGTACATCCAACATATCGTATTCGGAGAATACTCGTTTACCCCATTGAGATGATGAGCCACTTGCAAAGTAATAGCCTTTATACTCCGTGATATATTGACGGTTTTCAGCCGAGGTTAGTAGATTAGGTAGCATAATTTCATATTGAGCCGACCCGATTCTATCATTGAGAGGTGTCATTGCAAGTTTTGTTGCCAATTTTATTGCCATTGTTTCGTTAGGTGTACATGTGGCTATATGGATACATATGTTATTTTCAAATGTTTTGGATATATGTATAACACTTGTAACAGAATCAACTCTTTTACAAAGCAAGGTTTCTGTGTGGTCTGTCTCTACAGAAAAACCTAGACTATTCATCTTTTTAATAAACTCTGTGTATTTCATTCATAACTCCTTTTCTTAATATTGGGTGTGAGATAACCCCACACCCATAAATATATTAGTCATCTAGTGCTGACATTAAATTGCTTTGACCGTCAAAACCATCTGCTGACCATTTATTGCCTAAGTTGGCGAATGTGACGGTCTTACCTGCGTCCTTGCTAGACTGTACGATTGTGTGCTCGACCTCGGCTTTTATGTAACAACCTACAAGTGACTGCGGGTCGATTTCCTCAGATTCCCAATCCTGAGTGGCTGTTTTGCAAAAGTATGAAAACGCATTTAATGCACCCTCATTCCACTCATCATCGGCTGTTTTTAGGCTAAATCTTTCACGGTGCTTTTTACCCTCTTTAGTTTCGAGGGTTATTTCGATTTTTCCAAAGTCCTCATCTTCTTTTACATCCGTGATTAAAAAGATGTATTCGCCCTCGGGTAAAACCTGATATGTGTCTCTCATTGGTACTCTCATATTATTCTCCTTTACTTTCTATTAAAAATTGCTATTCCGATTATGATTGTAAATTCGACAAAAATTGTCGTTATTACTCCAGCTACGAACGGGTTGATGTACATTTTTCTCTACTCCTCATTTTGGCAACATCTTTGATGTTGTCTATCAATATCTCGCCATACTCTTTGTTTAGGTTTAATAGGATATCAAGATTTTCATCAGCGATTCCTAATAGCCTCATTTTTAACATTAGCCCATGATATGTGAGTTCATTCACATCATTCAATTCCTCTTCACTGATGGTTATTAATTTCTTCATCCTGTTCCTCACTTTCACTTTTTGAAGATTCGACGAACATGTCAATTAATATTTTGCCGTATTCATAATTGTCCTTGAATAACTTACTCAAAACACGGCTATCTCCATGTTTCATATTTAGTAATATCAGTTGGGAATATGCCAGTTCATTTATTGTGTGCATTTTTTCCTCACTAATTGTTATCAGTTTTTCATTCACTTTTTCCATTTTCTACTCCTTTTACTTAACTGTGAGCCTATATGACACACTAGGCTCGACTTTTGCGTATTTGTCGAATACTCCATCGGATTTGAGTAAGTCATCATCGTACACGGTCTTTTGGCTCTCTGTCTTAGCTAGTGTCCAAGTAAACTTATCTCCCTTAATTTCGACCTTTTTATCGCCATCCCTAAACTGCTCTGTAGCATGTTTTTTGATGATATCATTGATTTTCTTTAATCGCTTTTCCTTATCGGCAATCGACTTTGTAACCTCATCTATCTCAGATTTTAACGATTCTCCCTCAGCGATTAGGCTATCGATATCTGTATCAGGTGATAGACTATTTGTCCTCAATGCCTTTAGAAAATCTGCGTCAGCCTTTTCATCAAAATCCGGGGATATACCAGTGTCAACATGGTTCTTCCACCAAGTCTCAGCCTCAGCCACCATCTCAGCAAAGTTCGGGTACTTCTCTGAAATCTTAAACTCCACCGTGATTGTGTTATTTACAGTTGGCTTAAATTTCTCGGGGTGCTCATAGTCACTATCTTCTAGGAATGACGCAACCATTACGATATCATCAACACCCATCAGATATCCGTACAAAGACGCTTGCAATGAATAGTATTCAGGTACATCGTCTTTCCAATCCTCAACTCGCTTTGTGGTTTTCATTTCAAAGACTGTATCTATCTCACCATCTTCATCTAGTCCTAGATAGTCCCACATACCACCGAGGTGCTTGCTCTTAGGGAAAAAGTCACCCCAAGTTTTGCTAAAATAATCTTTTCCATACACATCCTCGGGTGTCACAATTTTTACACCATATGCCTTACGCATGTACTCAGCCTGCTTAGGTTCGATTGTCTTACCCGCCTCGGTGTAGATAGTACCCTCAAAAGGTTCTTCATAAGTTTTGGTGATTGCACACCACATCTGAAAAGGTGTCGCCCATACATTTTTACCTAAAATTGTTGCGAACCTAGTTCCTGTAATCTTCTTCGTTCTCTTTGGGGGGTCAATCTCTATATGATTATCGACCCATCTGATTTCTTTCATCTATTCTCCTTTCTATCTAGCACATTTAAGTCTCTAATGATTTTTGCAACATCGACACCACACATTTCGTTAGTGTCCGATATGAATTGTTGAGCCGACACTCGACCATCCACAACTTCCTGTAATAAAGCTGAATATGATTCGCAAAACTCAGCTAGTTTATCGCTATCAAAATCAAATACCATTTGTGCTGTTCTCACCATGATTGCAAAACTTGTTTGAGTGGTGAGTTCTATCGCTGAATCGACTTGCCACGATTCATATTTCTTTGTCTTAGGCTTTTTAGCTCTAGGAATAGCCATGATTTAACCTAGTTTCTCTAGCTTACTGCTGACTTCCTGTGTCAATTCTTCGCACTTGGTCTTTGTCAGATTTGTAAAATTCTTAGAATCTAGGATGATTTTTGAGATGTATGGTTCTTCCGATGGGTTCTTTAAGTTAAGTTCCTTTAAAACCCTCTTCAATCCCTTAATCTGTAGTGCTGTCGCATTATCTTCGGGTGCTGTTAGTTCGCTCTTTGTCTCCTTACGCTCCTCGACTGTAGCTGGGCGAGTTTTCTTTGGTGGTTCGGCTTTTGGGGATGTATCACTTGGCGAGCCAACACTTCCGTCAAAGCCATCACTCTCGACTATATCCATTGCAATCATGTATAGATATCTACGCATATATGTGATTGAGCTACCTAGAGACTGCATTTCGTTTGTCGCCTGCTTACCCGTGTTGCTGACGATTGGTTCGAGCACCTTAAATGGGGATGTGAATACAATCTTGTCATCGGGTGCGTCGGTATTGGTGATTGTTATTGTTGCTGTCGCATTTGAGAATCTCACAATACCGATAAGACCGACTGTGTTAAAAATCTGTGTAACAGGTGGTACGATGTCCTCTAGCTCAAAGAACTTAAAAGCTAGGTGCATGTTTTTACCTGTCTTTTTGATGTTCTCTTCCAAAAACATCGCTCTCGCTTTGTTGAGTTTCTGATACACATTGAGTGTTGTAGTTTCCATTTCCTCTTTCTTTTTTGTTGCCATTTTGGTTTTTCCTTTCTTTGGTTTCTTAATGCCTCGAAAATCGTCGATTTTACGATTTGCTAGGTCTATGTAATAACTTTTATCAATATCACCGATACTCAGCTCATTGCTATTGTCGATGATACAATGCTCAGGTAAGCTCTCTATTTTGGCGATAGAGCCATTTTCACGCTTTACCTTGTATAATTTACCTCGACGGGTATCTGCCGTTGCATACACTCGATTTACCTTTTGCATAGGTACTTCCTCACCATCGACTAGCTGATATACTCTTTCAAATTTTGACCCAGCTTTGGCAATGATTTGATAATCGAAAATATTGTCATTGTCATTAATCGTCACATCAGGTGGTGTACCATTCACCATGTATTCGATGATGGCTTTTTTAACAGCAATAGCACTATTGTTAATCGCCCATTGTCCTTTTACAGATATCCCATAGTTTAGATAAGCACCCACTGTTTTGACTTTGCCTGACATATCAACAAAGAGTAGATTATTTACATCCTTTATCCATACTTTTTGGATATCGTCTGTTTCCAGCTCAAACTTTGTTTCTTTTTCCCACTCAGCACATATCTTGTCCACGATTGGTAACTCGCTTTCATCAATTGAGTACATCAATCCATCCGTGTTAAAATTGAGTGGGATAAAGGTTTTGCACTCATTTACCAATCTCATTAGTAGCACTGTGATAAATAGCTGACCTGAGATTCGCATTGACCTAGTTGGTAATGGGTCATATAGGTCATTAAATTCGTTTTCCTGTGCACCTGACAATGTGTTGAGTGGTAATTTCAAGTCTTTTGCTAACTGTGTGTTGCCATTATGCTTTGCCTCAATCCTGTCCCTCTTCATCTGAAAATATATCTGAGGGTCAGCCACGTTTCTCGATATGTAGTTATATATCTCGATAAGTGACGGATAAAGGCTCGATACATCTCGATTTTGGATGATTCTAGTACCTTGTCGTTGCTCGAAATAACCTAGCTTACTACCGTGTACGCCACCCCATGCGAATTTGCAAGGCATACCTGCAATCTCAATCTCTAGTGATTTTTTGAAAAGCTCATCATCGGGGATTGAATCATCATGTATCTGTTCAAAGAAATCCAATATTTCTTTTGGTATCACCGATGTGTCTAGGTTTTCCGGGAACACATACTCCCTACCATCATTCCACTCTTTTCTCTTCGCACCTAGCATTTGAGCTGTTAGCTTGGCATTGGTGCTAGATATAGCTTTTAGTGTAGGTATATTCGCCCTCTGACCGAGATTCTTTTTAGTAATGATATAATCTTCTCTCAGCTCTATGATTTTCTCTGTAGCGTCAACATCGTGCTTACAGTATTCAATAACTTCTTCTATCTCAGCTTGTGTTAGTGGTCTATCTATGGTAAAATCGACACTTGATTCTACGATATTCATACCTAGATGACCCTCGATGGCTTTTAATGATAGCTCTTTGTACATATCGTCACGAATGTCAACGTTGTTTAGGCGAAAATAACTATCACGCAATGGTGGGTATTGCCACCCTTGAAAACTCTCAATTAGATAGTCATTTAAGACTTTTAATTCCTCGGGCGAGAATCCACTGACAACACCTTTTGCAATATATTGGTCATAGTGCTTTGAGTTAAATCCGATGTAAATCTCAGTGTCGGATATAAACTCAGCTAAACCCTCATTATCGTTGTGAAAAACAGTGTATCGACCCGATTCGTGGTCTTTAAATACAACAATCCAATCATATTTAAAAACCTCAAAGTCATAAGTGTAAAAATTGATTTAACATCACTCCTCTCTAGTTAGTAATAAATCTCCTCAACCAAGTATCTACTCACGTTGTCGTTTTGATAAAATGTAGAAATTTACAATAATTGGTTGTGAGTAGATACACCCACCTCGATAGTTATCACCTCATTTCCTTTGGTATTAAGTTATCTAGTATCTGCTCAACTACATCAACAACTATTGAATTTCCAGCTTGTTTATATAGCTGAGTATTACTGCATACTGACCTAGCTCTGTTGAATAACACATCATCGAATCCCATTAATCGCCAACACTCTTTCGGTGTGAGTTTTCTGATTTTAGAATCACTAAACACTACGGATGTATCGTGGCTTATCGCTTTGATGGTTTTGGACATTCCCTCGATATAACCTTTTCCAAACCTATCGCTAGCATGAGCATAGATAGTACCTAGAGGTCTGACTTGAACACACTTAGGGTCTTTATAGTCCCTAGCACATAATGTGTCGCACCAGTCTTTCTCCTGTATTCGACTTTGACTTGTGCGAAAAGTTGAGGTTTTTATTTTGTCAACTTGCTCTTTTGACAGGTAATATTTCTCATCAACGTGCGATTCCAACATGTCACTTAACTTCAATGCGAGAGGTTGTTTTTCAGGAAATTGATAATCATCCTCACCCAATATGCTCACACAAAATACTCTCTCTCTGTTTTGAGGTATTCCGTAATCTTTCGCATTTAGCACTTGCCAATAATTTTTGTAACCAAGTGTTTCCAAAACATCCAACCATCTCTCAAAATCGGCTCTGAATTTCTTTCCTACAAGATTTTTGACATTTTCCATAATGAGATATCTAGGTAACTCATCGGCTTTCTGACTTTCTAGTAGTAATCGCTCTACCTCATATAACAAACCACTCCTCGTCTCGCCTTTGACAATTCCGGCTCCTTTACCCGCTGTTGATATATCCTGACAAGGGAATCCATAAGTCCACAAATCGGCATAATCGAGTTTCTCTATTTTGGAAATATCGCCATAATTTCTCGTATCTCCCCACATGGCGTTATATGACGCTATTGCGTACTTGTCTATCTCGGATATCCCTACAATTTCATGAGGGATGTCGAGGTTATCCAATGCACACTTAAATGCTCCGATTCCAGCAAATAATTCATTGACCTTAATCATTTTCAATGCCTCTAGGGATTGGGTGTCTTTCAAGTACATATTCGATATATCCATTTAGGTAACCTGATGGTGGTATTACAGTTGAATGTGCGACAAAAAACCCCTCAGATAGTAATATGTTTACTTTTTCATGGCTGTCTATCATTCCGTTTTGATAAGACCTAACTATTCTTTGTTCCATTATTTCTCCTTTATAAAATAACAACGATTCTTTCTATATGTGGTACATCGCCTTTTGTATGCTTTCTCGCACCACTTGATTGTGTCAACAAAGTCAAAGCATATCGGGTCAGCTTTTCCCTCATGCACCCTTGCGATTCGACCTATCGACTGTGTGACTACTGCATAATCTTTAACAGGGGACGCCATGTATAATCTTTCTAAGCAAGGTATATCTAACCCCTCTTTTGCTAACTGATATGTCGCAAATAGGTATTTTTTCTTACCTGTTCGCATATCGTCTATTGCCCTTGCTCGTTCTTCCTTACCTTTTTTGCTTGTCATTTTCCCATGAATTAGCACTGCTTTATCTCGCATTTCCTTTGGTAATTCTGACATTATGGCGTCCAGCTGAGTTAATCTTTCTGATAGAATAATGCTCGAGTGGTCTTTATTTTCTATCAGTGTATTTCTAATGAGATTGTTACGATTAACATCATCTGCAAGGCTACTGATTAACCTAGTGTAGTTAATCGTACCGTCTGTATTTTGAGCTCGATGTGATATTCTCGTCCCGGTGTATATCGTTGCAATTCCTATCGTCATTATGTTTTCTGCTACGGATTCATCGGACACTTTGTATGCCACATCTCCTATTAGCGAGAACATACACTTTTCCATACCATCGGCTCTGTGCACTGTGGCTGATAGACCATACTTATATCTAGCTGATAGGTTGTTGAGCACCTTACGATACTGTGTCAGCACTGTGGGTGAACCACTTATTCTATGAGCCTCATCCACAATCACACATTCCCAATAGTCCTTGTATAGAGATAAGTCAATCTGACACATCGTCTGAACTGTTGCAAATGTCACGCCCTCACCGATATTAACTTTGCCCTCTATGATTGTCCCTATTAACGATGGGTCTACGAACTCACTTGCGACATCTTTGGCTTGCCTGATTAGGTCTTTGGTGTGACATAACCATAGAGTTCTAGCTTTCAACTTCATGAATAGTGCTATCCCACATCGAGTTTTACCTGAGCCAGCGGGGGCTTGTAAAATCCCACCCTCTGCTAGAATCATTCCTTGTACTGCTTTTAGCTGATACTCTCTGAGCGATATTTCGCTTGTATAAGCGATTTTGGGAACATCTTTGAACATTTCCTCACTCGTACTGTTAATGTACAATCTAGGTGGCATTAGACTTAGAACACCATATGGTAAAATCAGTGTCTTACCTCTCATCTCGAATAAGCTAATTGCTTTGGAGATTCCGTCTGTTGGTAAATTCATCCGTGACATTTTAGCGTACTCAGGATTTGCAAAAGTTAGATTTTTATCGCACCACTTACACAATTCAACTGATGGGTTATCGACCTCAATTACGTTTGAAAATTTGAAATGTGACATTATCGGTCTAGCCTCAACCACTCGCTAAGTGGCATACCATAATCTCTTATGTCGTTAGCGGGCAATCTAGTTTTACCTGCCTCTAATGTCATCTGTATCATCAACCATGTGAACATATATATGTTCACATGGTTGATGATAC